GTTACCGTACATGTTGTTTGCACCTGTACTAGTGAATCCGTTGTTGTTTGTACCATATTTGAAGTCTAAGTAGAATACTAGACCTGATGGTAAGTTCATTGGTTGTACAGATAAGAAATCTTTAGCAGAGATTTGAGCGAATACTTTACGTACTAATGGTAAAGCTACTCCTGCCCATTGCTCAGCACCACTTGTTGAAGTACCCATTGCACCATTTCCTGTTTGAGATGCCTCAGCTACTACTTGTTTTGCTTGATTCTCAAGAATCATAGCCATGTTGTTTCTGTCGTTTACGTTAGAGATCCCCTCTAGTAAACCAGACTTAGCCCATTTTCCTGCAAGACGTTGAGCATCAGCTTGTAATGTCTTGTAGTTATTTGAACCTTCTAATAATTGATTTAATTCCATTTTTGGTTAAATAATTTTGTTGTGTTGATTAAAATTGTCTTTCTTTTATACCTGCTAAAATTTGCATTCTGCTTACTGCTTCTGAAACTTCGTTAATAACTTGTTTCTGAGTTGAACCTGCTGGTTTTGAAGCAAAAGATGTGTGCTCTTTTATTGCCGGTTTGCTTGATTGTTTTGCTACAACATTTTTAGAAACTGTTTCGAAAACTAATTTTACTTCTTTAACTGTTTCTGCTTTGTCGAAAGCTGCTACAACATTTACTTTTTGTGATTCAGTTAAGTTATTTGCTTTAAATACTTTATTTACATAAAGTAATTTAGCGTTTAATAAATTAACCTCTTGAAGTTGAGCTCTTAATTCAGATACTGTGTTTAAAGCTTCTTCTAATTCTTCTTCTTTAACGTATCCGTCGTTAGGTCCTTTAGTGTCTCCACTTTCTGCACCTGGTTTTAAACTATAACTGTGCCCTTCTTCCATTTCTTTCTCAGCTCCTTCTCTTTGTTGAGTAACGTTGAAAGCATCTTTACCTGATTGTTGTAATTTCTCTGCGAAAGCTTTAGCTTTATCTCCAAAATTTCCTTTTAGAGCCATCTCCTGTACTTTAGCAACAATTACACTAAAAGTTGTAAGACCTGCTGCACCAAAAGCTCCTAGAAGCATTTGAGCTGTGTTGTTGTTTAAGAATGGGAACATATCGATTAGTTGAGCGATAATGTCTACATTTTCATCCACTGTTTCTTGTTCGTCCATACCTTCAATTTCTGCTAATAGCTCGTTGATATCGATTTCTTCTTCTCCATCTTCCATACCTGTCATATCGTCTGCTTCTAAATTATCTTCTTCAGCTTCTTCTTCGCCAGTTTCCTGTGCTACGATGTCTCTGATTAGATCTTTTAGTTCTTCAACTGACATGTCTTCAATTTTGATGTCTTCGTCTTCTTCAACTTCTTCTTCTGATTCTTCACCTGCTTCTTCTTCTGCCTCTTCTTCTTTAACGATATTTCCGTGATCACCTCCAGCTGTACCTTCTTCTGATTCAGTACCGTTGATTGGTTCGTCAATTTCGTTCATTTCATCCTCTTCCATTTCTTGTAGCTTTTGAGCTAACATTTCTTTTAAATGAGGAGTCAATGATTCTTCTAAAGCTTCTTTGGCATTTGCAATTGCAGCTTCACGAACAGTTTTAGCTTCAGCAATAGCTTGCTTTAATAAATCTTTGTTTGACATTTTATTTTTTGTGATTTGTCGTACGCTTATTGTAGTAATTGGAAGCGTAATAATATTTTTACTGTGTAGTAGATGCCATATATATCATGACATATTCAGTAATAAATATATCGAATTTTCCAAAACATAAAAAACCCACCTTTTTGGGGTGGGCTTGTATTTGTTATCTATTCTATATCAGTACCAAAAAGGTCATCGATAAGTGATTGGGCCATATCATTGTAGTCGATTGAATTATTACCAGTCCCTCTTTTCCAAACATTCTCTAAAGCATGGGCTAGGTAAGCTACTCTGTTGTCTGGAGTTATTCTAGCTTCCTGTAGTGGTGTTTTACATTCTTTCAAGAACTTTGCTTGCCACTCATGTATGTTAAAATCTTTTTCCATTATGCTCTTAATATATTGTTAATAATAGAATCTAATCTATCGTATTTTCCTACTGCTTGTTTTCCTTCGTTTAATGAAATTGGATTCATAAATGCTCCTTGTGTAGAAGGATTAGAAACGAAATCCCAGCATACTAATTCAAAGTCTGGTTGAACCATTAGAGTTCCTTCGTTTGTTTGCTGTACTGATCCTGTTCCTCTTGATGATATTCCTATTGTGTGTCCTCCTCTTAGAATTTCTTTTACGATGTTTCCTGAAGGTGTGTTTAGTAGTTCAACTCTTCCCATTAAATCATCTCCTTCCCACCATAAATCTTTTACAACGTGTGATGCATTTTTTAAAGATACAATTGGAGATTCCGGATGGTCTAATTCACCATAAGCATTTCCTACCTTAACAAAGTTCTCTATGTAGCTCTGTACTTCTTTTTCAAGAATTCTTCTCTCATAGACTCTTCCGTTTTGATTCTTTGCTCCTGCTCTTTGCATAATACCTACTACTTCAAAGACGCCTGGTTTGGTTTTCGATTCAGTAAGCATTCCTTTAAAAGGAGTTACATTTATTAGTAGATTGTTCATTATAGTAAATCTTTTAATGATACTGATTCAAATAAGTCTTCAAAAGTTTCTTCATCACTTGCTTCTTCATACCCTCTTGGATGTGGAATATCGTCTGCTTCCTCTTCTCCTTCGTAGTTCTCGTACATATCTTCATATGGATATTCGGCATAAATTGCTTCGATACCTCTATTGTATCCATAGATCTGATTATCATCTAAAAATAATGCTAAGTCTCCTGCTGCTTGATTAGGATCTTCTTGAGTCATTATATCGTGAATTCTATTTGTATATCCGTAGATTTGATTATCTTGTAAATAATCGTCTAATTCACTTTTAAATTCTAAATCAGATTTAGGTCCTTGCATTTCGAATTCTTCTTCACCATGTAAAGGTGCTTCTATTGCAGCTTCTTCTGAAAGAATGTTTTTGATTGCTCCTTTAATTGCTTCTTTTAATTGTGCTTTTTTCATACCGTTGTACTTATCTACAGCATTATCTTTTTGCACATCCACCATTTGATCATGGTTGTCAACTTTCTTACTATTTCCAGCAATTTGGTTTGTATAGAAAATTTCGTCTTTCTCTAAATTCTTAAGAACTTTTGCTAAAGCTTTTTTATATTCTTCTGGTGTTGGAGTAGATGTTACTCCTAATCCTTCTAACTCAACTCTCAATCCTCTAAGGATTTGCTCATATGGATATTTGTCCATATCGTTGGTTGGTTTATATCTATAATCGGTTAAACTGTTTTTAGTAAGCCTAGCTTCTTCTACTACAGCTTCTTGAATCATTCCTCTGTTCTTAAGAATTTGAACAGCGTCAGTGTATCCGTTATATTGGGTTACTAGGTTAGGAAATTCCATTCTAGCATCTCTTAAAAATTGATCTTTTGAGAATTTACCCTCTTGGATTCCTGTATATTTTTCTTGTAATGTTCTCATGTTATTTATTCTTTTTATGATCTGAGTAGTTTTCTATTGCCTTTTTCGAAGGATTTTTTGGTTTATCTACAACTTTCATTCCTAACTTTTCTGAATACTTTACTGCGTCTTGCTCATACATCCCTTCTTCTGAAGTAAAAGCATTTGGGGTTACGTAATGTCCTGCTCCTCTTTCATTTAAGAAGTCAAACATTTTAGTATGTGATGGATGGTCAGGTCTTTTTATTACTTTCATTCCTGTCATCTTCTCTGTTGCCTTAGTAGCTGCATTCTTACCTGCTCCTTTTTTAGAAAAAGCAAATGGAGTTGATATCGGACCTATTGCTCCTGTTACATTTCCTTCCTCAGAAAGAATTTCTTTTACTATTTTTACTAGCTCTGATCTTTTCATACTTGTCTTAATTCACTTACTAGTTCATAGTACTGCATAAGAGAAACTAAATGATTGTCTGTAACTTTTTCTGTATTCTTAATTGGAGTAATTGTCTTATATACTTCTTCTAATTTTATCTTTACTATCTCGTCTGCTACTTTAGGTTTCAAAGTAGTTATATGTTTTTGAATTTTCTCAAGCTCTTCGTTTACAAGTGTTCTTAATTTTGTAGTTGAGTTTGCTGAGATAATAAATTCTTTAAGTATGTTTTTTTGTTCTGGAAGAAGGTCTGCATACTTGTTATTAAATTTTTCTAGTAATATTTTATAAGTAAGTAATCTTAGATCTTTATCATATTTTGAATACTCTTCAATTAATGTATCTTTTGCATTAGTACCGTCTTGTTTTGATTGTAAGAAATGCTCAAGTAAAGTTGTTTTATTGTCTACAAAGACTTGCGGATCTACTAATCCATCTGTATTTTGAGCTTCTAATAAACAATACAGAGCAGCAAGCGGTTTATAGCTTTCTACTTTAATAGAGAAAAAATCTTCTAAATTATAGTGATTTTTTAACTCTTTTATTAACTCGTATTTCTGTTTATTAAGTGTAGTTGTATCAATTTTTCTAGACAGTTCTACTATAGTGGATAAAATTGCTTCTGCTTTTTTCTGCCCTACTCCTTTATTCTTTAGTACAAAATCATACAGTTTAAATTCTTTAACAAGGGAAGTATTTCCAGTATAGAATTTTTTAAGTACTTTAACTGCCGGCGAATCTTTTCTTGACAAGGTATCTGCTGCTATTTGCTTTACAAGTAATTCAAATATCAACCCTGTATTCTTATATTTACTGTGTTTTACTCTCACGGTATTCTTTGATTTATTAATAAATAGGTATTAATTATCTAAATTGTCTTTAATATTGGCTTCATTCAGTAAATTAGATTGATCCTCTTGTGTTTGTTCAAAAATTAAAGTCTTTTTGAAAGGAGCAAACATGTTTTTATTCTGAGTGAGTACCATTTTAGTCTTTAGAGCAGTTTCTTTCTTCTTTTTAGCTACCTCTTCACTTACATTTTCATTATCGCTTGGAAAACCGCCTTTCATTCCGTGTACACCTAATCTATCTCTTCCTCCAACCGGGTCTTTTTGTGTTCCTAATATTGAGAATTTTTCTCTAGGCTTACCCTCCGGTTGTGGATCTCTTTCATCATATCCTGTTGGAACTTCTCCTCTTGGTCTATCGCCATATAATGTAGCAAGGTCATGTGGTGTTCCAAATGATTGACCTGTTACTACTGGGTCGTTTCCTTCGTTCTCTATTTGAGATAATCTGAAATCACGTTTAGCATCTTCTCTTACTAGATCTCTCATTTCATTGTACTTATCTTCTGATAAGTTAAAGATATAATCGTAGATATAGTCTGAAGAGAATAGTTTTGTTGCTTGCATTTGAGTTGCTAGATCAACTTTCTCTTTTAGTAGAGCTACTTTTTCTTGTTCAAATATAATAGATGCTGTAGATAATTTGATTTCGAAGTTTGTTAAAGACTCTCCTCTAAATCCTTGAGCATATAAATGTACTAACGCAATTTTAGTTAATTCACTTTCTACTATCTTTTGGATTCTTTCTACTGTTCTTGCAAAACGAATATCTTCTGCTGCTAGAGTTGCTTTACCTGTTAAGTCTTTTTCAAATCCGAAATAAGCTTTAGGCACTTTTAATGCAGCAAACATTTTATCTCTTAAGTACTCAACGTCTTTAATTCCGTCGTACTCTAATCCTTTTGTAGTTTCAATTTTTGTTGAAGTATCTCCTCCTCTTACTGGAAGATAAAAATCTTCCATCATATTCATCATGTTGAATTTCAAGTTGTATTCACCTGTTTGTGGATCAACATAAGGAGTTTTCTTAATACTATTAATTGTTTTTTGCATGAACTGCTCTACCTCGTTTGGTGGAATAGCTCCTACATTTATATAGAACATTCTCTTCTCAGGAGCTCTCATGATACGGTGAATTAACATCGCATCCTCCATTAAAGTCATTTGTTTGTAGATTTTTCTAGCTGGTTCTATATAAGATCTACCATAAGGAAGGTAGTTTGTATCTGCAATTAATCTGAAGTGAGCTACTTCATAGTTATCTAAGTTAATTACTGTCTTGTTTGAATTTGGAATATAGTTTGGATCTGCTGATGAAGCTAATCCGTCTGGATCGATAGTAAATGTTACTTTTGTTGGGTTATTTCTATCCACTCCTTCATGTCTTACCATATGGTAAACTGTATAAGGGAGTACATTATATACACCGAATTCTTCTGATATTTCTAACTTTAAGAAAAAGTCTCCATACTTACACATATTTCTAACCCATGACCATAGGTTAAATTCGATATTTAAAACATCGTAGTATAGGTTGTATAAGACTCTTTGAATATTTTCATCTGAAGATTTAATTGAAAGAACTTCTCCGTATTCATTCTTCAATGTAGATTCATCAGCTAAAATATCTAAAGTAGAAGCAATAAAAGGATCTGTATCCATTGCTTCATAATCAGAATATAATTGAATCCTTAAAGTCTGGTAGTTCAGGTTAGGGTTAAATATATTCTTATTATTGTAGATGTATAGACGTGAAAATCTATCTAGTAGTGCATTAGTTTGATACTTACCTGTGGTCTGTATCTGATTAATATCAGCTATTTTTAATTCATCTCCTCCTATATTTCTAACTAATATGTCTGTTGAGAACAGTCTTTGTAGATTGGAGAATAAATTTCTTTCTGCCATTGTTAAATATTTTATTTATAAATAGGAAGTTATCCTAATAGCCAACTAAGATCCTCATCTCCATGGCTCGTTTTCATAAGATACGGATTATTCTGCATAGGAGCAACATTGAATACAGGTGCAACTTCTTTCTGATTCATATTAACAAAAGTGTTCATCTGTGCTCTGGTTAAATCCATTCCTTGCTGTCTCATTCTAACAGCTGTATCTCTTACGTAAAGAGCGATAGCCAGTGGCATTACCAAGTCATCATTATACCCTATCTGTGCTTGCGGTTTTCCATTCTTCCAAACAAATACTCTCAATTCAGCCATTGTTCTTTTAGACTTAATTGTAACAGATTTTTCTCGGATATATTCTGTTAGTTTGGCAATTACAAGAGGTCTTGTTTTTAATGACATTGTAAATCCTGGAACTAATTTATCTCTTTCAAATTTAGCCATATATGATTCAACTGTCTCATTTTCTGATTTAGATGAATAATATAAATTTCTATACTCTCTGGATATTACTTGTTCAATGGTTGACCATCCTATATTTGCATTCTCTATTACTAGTAGTGCATCATTGTATTCTGTAGCTACTCCTACTAATACATTTCCAAATTCTTTTGGAGATAGTTTACCTTTATATTCTCCTACTTGGGTACATGAATCAATATCAAATATATGGAACGTAGAGTAGTCAGTCGAATCTCCTCTAGAAACGTCAGCAATAATCATATAAGATTTTTGGTAATCTACTCCTTCCCATATCCAAAGGTTTCCATCTACTCCTCTCTTTTCTGTAGGTTCTTGAATGAATGTCTCTTCATAAAATGATAGTAGTTCTGGTTCTATAACAGTATCCCCTGATGAAAGGAAATCACAGTCACATTCCTGTGCTGCTGCTCTTACTCCTAGTTTTCTATCTTGTTCATCTCTCCAGGCTTGTTCTCTTTCAGGGTGAACTGTCCAAGGAAGTTTAACTGGGATGAATCCATTCTCTCCTGCTTCAGCATCTGTCCATGTTTTATGAAACCAGTTACCAATACCATTTGGTGTAGATAATGCCATACACTGTCCTCCTGTTGCAAGAGTTTGTTGTGCTGCTGTATATGTTTCTTCGATATTATCAATAAAAGCAGCCTCATCTATTAGAAGTAGCGATACTGCTTCAGAACGAGCAGCATCTGTATTTGATGACTTAGCTGTTATTTTAGAACCGTGCGTAAGTCTTAAAGATAGTTTATTTTTCTCCTGGAAGGGTAACTGTAACCATTTTGGTAGATTCTCATACATGAAAATCGTTTTGGTTACAAGGTTTCTAGCTGTTGCTTGAGTAATTGCAAGTGCAAGTACGTTTTTATCTTTATGGAAAAGCATTAACCATAGAGAATATCCTGCCGCTAGAGTTGAAATACCAAGCTGTCTTGATTTTAAAGTGATGATATAATTCTCATCTCTAAATAAATGTAAAACACTCTCTTGGAATGGATAGAGGTTAAATAAAATTCTACCTCTTTTTGGATGTTGAATATAACAGTATTTTCTCATAAAGTATGCCGGATCTTTGGCACACTTCATATATTCTTGAGCTACTATTTGTTTTATATCTTGTTGTGACATATTATATAAGTATATATAATAAATAGCCGGCCATAAAAAAACCCGCTTTTTAGGCGGGCTAGTTTTTTATTTTTAAGAATTACTTATCTTCTTTCTTTTCTTTTTTTGCTGCGAATTTTTTATCAAATTCTTTTCTTAATTTTTCTTCTGCTTTTCTTAATGCTACAATATCTTTACGCATTTGTTTAACAGCTTTTTGATCGATATGCTCAGCATTTTCTCCTTCTTCTAAAGAAGTTACTTTAGCTTCTAAAGCCTCAGCTACTTCCTTCATTCTTTCCATTTTGTATTTATGAGCTGCTTCGTTTGTACCGTGTTCGATGTTAGACATCAACTCATCAATGTTTTTGTATTTTGGAAGTGGGTTTTCTTGAACCATTTCGTCTCCTTCCGGTAGTCCGTTTTTCATCATGCCTATTGCCATGTCTGTAGAATCATTTGGTACGGCAGGATCTGCATTTTGATGTACTTCTTTAGTTACCCCTAAAGCATCATGTACCATCTCCACTAAACGTCTTTCTTTAGCAGTTAGAGTTTCTTGAATTGCTTCTACTTCAGATACGTTTCTAGCTTTGGCAGCTGCACTACCTTGCTTTGTTAATTCAGCAGCTATTCTCTTACCTTTTTCTCCAAAAACTCCGTTTTCAGCCATTTTCTGTATTTTAGCGGTAACTGCAGCTAAGCCTGTAAGTCCTGCTGCCCCGAAAGCTCCTAGTAACATTTGAGCTGTACTATTAGTTAAGAATGGAAACATATCGATAAGCTGAGCAATAATATCTATATTCTCATCTAGATTCTCTGCCTCTTCTTCTTTTGCTTCCATATACATTTGACGATCGTGAATTAATTCATTAGTAATTCCGTAATTTTGATCTTCTAATTTCATCAATTCTTCTTCTGATAGAGGAGTTCCATCTTCAAATTCTGCATAAGAAATATATGCATCTGAGAAGTCTGGGTAATCAGTTGTATCTATATCGTCGATTTCGATTGAGCTAATATCTACCGGTTTTCCGTCTAATGCTACTGCTTCGTTTAAAAGCTTTGCGTTTTTTGTAAGTTTATTCTCTGTTAAGAATTGTCTTAAGTTAAAATTATCTGCCATTGTGGTTTATTTTTGTTTATAAATAGTTTTGTTTTTACTTACCGCTTCCGTATATCTGTGTATATATGTTATCTAGAGCAGTAAACATGCCTTTTGATACTAGCTTGCTCATACCTGCTTTATTTTGATCTATTGTTGGAAATTCTACAGATACTGTATTTTCTCCTGTACTTCTTCTGATAAAGCTTGGAGATATATTAAGGTACTTGGATTTAATATCAGCTACTATCAACGGATTACCTTCACTATCTACTAAGTTCCATCCTGATTTACTTCCAGTTCCTTTTGTAGGAATTATTCTACCCTGTTTAAAAGTATCAATAATTTCATTATAATCGTACTTCAATGTATGTATTGTAATTCTTTGTAATAACCCTGTCTTTTTATCTACTGTTTTTTCTACCCAAACAAAGAATTCATTATTACCTGGTCCTGCTAGTTTTTTTGCAACTGCATCTATTCTTGCAATTATATCCGGATAATACTCTTTTGCATTTTCTAAGGTACTTAATTCTCCTACAGTTACTTTGCTTAGTTCTGGATGGGCTTTGAAGTGGTTGGCAAGCTCTACTGCTCTACTGTCCATTACTTCTTTCTCTGATCCTAATCCTATTTTAGTATCTCCTGAGGTTGTTTTTAAGCTTATACTATGTCCATTAACAATAAGGTCTGTTAATCCTTGTGCTCCTCCTGTATGTTGAGTTTCAATTCCTTGTTTAGCTAATAACTTAGTTAATAGTACTTCTGAGATTGTTCCTAGTGAATTTGGATCAAATAACATAAATACTTTTAGGTATTTAGCATAGTCGTCCTTTATTGTACTAAATGCTTTTCTTAAGAAAGCAACATCTTTTTCAGTTGCAGTACTAGTATTAGGTTCTTCTAATTTTTCTTCTTCCATAACAATTCCATATTCAGAATAAATCTCTTTCAATACTTTCATATCGTCAGGATTATTCATATCTGGGTAGCCTTTCTTACATCTAAAGGCCCATTCTGTAACTATTTTATCTACTATGTTCATTAAAGTGCTTCTGGTGTTTCTTCTTCTGGTCCTCCTGCTTCTTCTCCTCCAAATTCTGCTCCGGCTGCTGGATTTTCTTCTGCTGGTGTTTCTGCTCCTGGAAATTCTCCTCCGCCACCTCCGGCTGGTGCAGCTGGTGTTTCTGCTCCAAATTCTTCTTGTCCTGGCTCCTCTCCTTGTGAGATTGGTCCATTTACTAGGATTCTGTTTAGAGCATCTAAAGCTTGTTGATAGGTATCAACTGTTCCTAAATAGTAATTCTTTCCTTCTATATTTGCATCAAAATCTTTGCCCATCCATTTCATATTGAATGTCTGTCCGTTTTTCAATACAACAGTAAATGTTGATGGCTTTGGTGCTACCCATTTTACGTCTTCTACAAATTCATCAAATTCAGGAGTCATTAGTTTTACTAATGATTTCTTTACAGAAGGAAATTTACCTAGTATCTCTTGAGTTGAAGTTTTTAAAGCTGGTACTTCTGGTGTTTCTCTTAATAGGTCAATATATGCCTCTAATATGATTTCTTTTAATTCTGATCTCTTCATTAGTCTCTAAATTTACAGTTTTTTTGACCTGTCAAGTAAGGTGTTGGATGTGCTGTTCCTTTAACATGAACATGTCCACATTTGTGACAGCAAGTACCTTTTGCTTCTCCTAGTGTTGCAATTTGTACTTCAGCTGGTGTTTGCATTTTATGTACTTCAAAATCTAAATATTGTCTTGCTGCAGATAGGTTTGCTTTTGCATTTATTATCTTTGCTTGCCACCAGTGAGGAAAATCAACTTCTTCTTGTCCTTCAAATTGCGATACTAATTCGTATAAGCTTTTTGCTGATTGCATTATACCGTAAAGGTCCCCTAATAACATTCCTGGTTCATCATCTTGATGTCCTACATCTAGATCTTCTTTCATATTTTTAGCAATTGCTTGTCTTCTTTTTGCTAAATACTTATCTGTAGAATTTACTTTTCCGTCGTTGTTAATATCTTTATCTTCTTTTCCAACTGGATCTAAAGCTTCATTTTTATTTGACATATAAGCTGCAATAGCCATTTGTCTTTTCTTTTCTTTTGATTTTCCTTTAAATTGAGGAGCATTTGATTTTTGAAAGTCTTTGATATAAGTTTCTGGTTTAGATTTAGGTCCTAGTTTCTCATCCATTCCTTCTCTACTAGCATCAAACCTATCTTGATTAGCCATTGATTGGTGATAGAACGCATTAGCCCTGTCCATAAGACTAAGTAAATGTTTAAATTTAATTCCTGAGGTTGTTGAAGCTTGTGTCTTGGCTTGTCTGTAAAGTTTTTCAAATTTAGTAGGTTGTGTTTCAGCCATCTCTATAAACTTACGAATAAGTTCAAGATCTTTTTCACTATCATTTACTCCTTCAGGTATGTATTTATTCATTCTTGCTTCATCATGTTCCGGTTCCATAGCGGCCATTTGATCATATTCTTCGGGACTTGGTTCTGACGTATATTTTTTCATAGCTTTACTCAATTTATCTTCTAACTCAGGAGTTGGCAGAGATACAGTATTTCCTTGTGTTATTATAAAGTCTGATAGCTTTTCTCCATCTCCTGTATTTAAGTTCAAATTAATATCTTCTGTGTCTGGATTTAGAGTAAATCTGAAAGTATCTTGTCCTTTTCCTTGTCCATATTCTACATGAATATTAAATTTATTAACTCCTACTCCTGTAAGTTTTAATCCAACTACTTCATCTCCTTGAGCTCGTAATACTTTTAGTAAAGATTTAGCAACAACTCTTCCTACAGCTTCTGATTCTTGTGTAGTATATTTTCTTCCTGCTTCTTCTTCTAATTTTTCTGTACTAGGATCTACAAGTTGTACATCTATTCCTTTATCGGTATATTTTTTGATTTCAGAGTCAGATGTTCCTTTTTTTAGTTCTACTGCTCCTTTTTCAACTTCTAGTAGTTGCATTAATTTTTTCATTTGCTAGTCTATAAATATAGTAAATATTTCCCTATTATACAAATAAATAGGAATTTTTTTTATTGACAATGGTAATTTAAGTATCTTTGTAATGCTTTTGCATAATGAGTACCTTTATCTTTTAGCCCTGCTTTTGCTGCTCTTACTTTTGAACATGATAGTTTCCCTAACCTGTCTTTTAATATTCCCGGTTGAACAGGGTCATCTATTCCTTCCTCTAAAGCTATTGTAGGATCAGGGGTCATAAATCCCGGTTTTCTCATAATAGTCTTTGCTAGTGCTTGATTTACTTGACTAACAAAAGGTATATTGATATTACTGTTTCTATCTTTAACAACAAACTCATGATATTTTTTAATAAA